ATAAGATTACCCCTTAGAATATGTTAGTTGTTGAGGTGCAACGCATATTAATAATCCACGCATCATTAGTAATACGAGGAACTTCAGCAAATTTATATCCTACAGAAGCATTTAATGCTAATGCACCATCGTATATTGGTGGACGATAAATAAAGTTTGCTGAATAACCATCTTGCTCAATACATGCATATGCTTCTTGACCAGTACAGAATACGTTATATACATTCTGATTATTCATTGAAGCATTTGCCACAAATGAACCAATACTAGAAAGAAGGAAACGAAGATTTCTCACCGCACCCCACTCAGAAGGTAATGCATTGGTTGGATATGGATATTGTGCTTTTGGTGTAAATTGTGCAATGTTTTCAAGATCACCAGAAAGTCGCGCATTACACATTGCAAAATATGCATCACGAACAGGACTTGTACCAAACTTTAAATCACCATCAATATTATCAGTTATTGTATATGCATTATTGTTAAGCAATGATGCAATAACATTACTAATATCAGCAGCAGTCATTTCTGTTGGATTATCCGCATTGTCACCATTAACACAGTTAATAGCTGCCGCAGTAGCTGCAAGCATATCACGTGTTAATTGATCCTCTGTTTGTCTGCAAACTGTTACTTTTATGACCTATCTCTAGGCGGGGAAATTTCTTCGAATCTCCCTCAGATACTTTCGTTATCTGTTCAGACTTTCGCATACTCTTTTCAGAGTCTCTCTCGTTAAGTCGTTCAGCGTAGCTAATTATTAGCCTTCGCCCTTGTTGCCTTAGCTTTCGCCTTAGGTTTCCAAGTCAATTAGAGAGAGTTTTACTTCCCCCAGTTAGTTAAGGGAAACACCCAGACGGGCAGCAGCTTCGTTAAGAACCATTCTGTTACTTTATGACCTATCGCTAGGCGGGGACTTTCTCAACTTATCCCTCTCTATATTTCTATAGAGTTCAGAGCACCGCATCCTCTTTCGAGGTCTTCTCGCTTGCTACGTTCACGCTGCACGCTTTCACTGCTTGCGCCTTGTTGTCTTCAGCTTTACCTGCTAAGAGTTCCAAGTCTATCAGAGAAGATTTATAGACCCCATTATTCACATTTATCAATTTTCTATACATCATTTCGCGAAAATTAGTTTGCTCTTCAGTCTTTTTATATCGCCCACATTGAGCAACATATCCTTCACAAAACGAAAGTAAAATTTCAGCAGCATTTTTCTTATACATCAAATAAGGAAGAATATTTTTTATAACAGAAGAAACATCTTCTTTTGTATAAACACCGAATCTATAATAAAACTGTTGTTTAAGCTTTAATGCTTTTACCAAAAATATAGATCCATACTTACAATTTCTTTCAATGAAATTTATTGCCCTTGCATTTACTAAACTCAATAATATGCATGGCGAATATGTTCCACTTTTTTCTTTTTTTATAGAAAATGATCCATCAGTATCAAGAAGACCTGCAAGATACGGCCAGAATAATTCATTAGAAAATTTCTTTTTCGTAACTTTTAATCGTGAAGACATATCACGACTTGCATTTAAAGATTTAATTTTTGTATATATTTTTTCTCTATATATTAAATCTTCATCAGTGAGTTTTTTGCCTCTCACGAATGGATTTTCTTCTATAAAACTGATCAATTGTTGAGCCTGATCATGTTTATTATGAAGATATTCTGTTATTCCTGTTAAAAATGGATAGCATAAATTAGATTTTTCCAATTTCCAGCGATATTCTAATTTCTTTTTTTCAAAACCAACTCCATTTTCTTGTGCTATACGATTAACAACAATTAAAGATCCACCAAATGAATCTTTTAAAAATGAAGGCAATATAGAATTCGCCTTAGAAAACTGAATCATGGGGAAATACAATGGAGACCTAGCACCTACATCATGTTTTTTACATAATGATATGCTTCCGTCCCCGTCTATTAATCCTGCCACGTATGCCATCTTTTCTCTTTCTTCCATTTCTCATTCCCTTAAATATTTATACATCTCTATAAATATCTTATAGGAATTTTTTACTGCTGTCAATTGTTATGCTAGTATTGTTTTAGGGTCTTGATTTTGCAAAGTAACTTGTTCGTTCAGTAGTATATACGTTCCATAGAACTGTATTTTTGCATCTATATCGACAGCTGTTAATACTTGTGCAGGAGGCGTAACACCAGTATTTCCCAACGGAACCATTGCTGTCTGTAAAGGATTGTAACGACGCATTCTGAGCGTTGTACCACCATTACGAGGCATAGTTTTATGCATTGCTGCAGTTTTGTGAATCATGTACGGCACTGGTACGCTCAAGAGTTTTTGGCTAAAACTCTGTTGACTTTCTTTTACTTTCAAAGGTTAGCCACCTTTTACTGACCATTTCTGGCGGGATCGGCGCTTCAGCCAATCCTCTTATAGTTTCCTATAAGATAAGACTATCGCTTGCACTCTCGTGCCCCGGGGACTTAGTCGTTGCACCTACTTTATTACCATTCAACTCACGCATTTTTACATACATGTCTTGTCGGTAATCTAGCTCTGATTGAGTAAGGCCTTTGTATCCAGGATTCTTTTGAGCTTTTAAATATTTAGTACATTCTAATAAAAATATTGCTCTATTTTTTTTAATCCTGAGTTTAGGAATAACTCCTTCCAAAAATGAAATAATTTCATCTTTGTTAGTTAAATACCAATGATATATTGGTTTTGAGTTTGGCCTACTTTTTCGAGCGCCATCAATGACCATACGTCCAAATTTCATTTCATTCATTATGTAATCAATGGCTTCATATTCTATCATTCCAATTTTTACACAAGGCAAATAAACAATTCCCCAGTTATCAACTCTTTTGGGGAAATTTAATGCACGGTTAGTGCTTCTATTATTTGTTTTTCTATTGTGTCTTTGAATCATAAAACATCCATCTGCATCCATAATTCCTGCGACATATGACCAATCATGCGTTTGGCTCTGGTTATCTTGCATAATATCCCTTTCACTGTTGTACTGCATTCAGTATAACATAGATCTAATATTATGTTTAGACTTTCCATGTAATCACCCTAGGTTTTATTCCGGCTCAACCGTGAACCGGAGCTGGTAAGAGCGACGTGGTTGTTATTGCCATATCTATCCTATAAATAATAATGTTGACACTACTTTTATAGTCTGACGAGGACTAGATTACGTCATCGAGGTGACGAGTCTCGGTACAGTCGACGAGGTGACGAATCTCGGTACAGTCGGTGAGGTGACGAATCTCGGTACAGTCGGTGAGGTGACGAGTCTCAATACAGTCATAAATCTTTATAACAGATGCAGAAGTCAGATGCAAATAAATCAAAATAAGATAATGCACAAAGGTGAAATTTAATATCCCCCCGGAAAAGAGGGTGCTATTCCGGGAGACTTTGAAAAGGAGAGAAATGAAGCCTATATTACCAGTTATTTTTCGCTTCCATCATTTCGCGATATAACTGAGCTTTGCGTTCAGGAGTAAGTACACCATTGGCCCACTCATTTGCTTTGTTTAACGGCGTTTCTCCTTGTTGTGGAGAGACAGAATTAGTTGCTCGTGGCTTTGAAGCATTACGTTGAAGTAAAGATTTTTCGTATTCTGATTGCGGATTATGCGGCTTTGCTATACCAAAGCGTTTAATAATATTGTATGTAGATACTGCTTTATTATATAAATCTGGCGTTGCATGTAGCGACTGTGCTATCTCTGGATATGCATTCTTTAAATTTTCAATCGTTTCTGGTGTTACTACACTGTCAAAATCAGTAAATTGGGAACGAATTCGTGATTCAATAGTGTACTGCTCATACTGTTTTAACTGATTTTTAATATCATTAAATTTTTTATCTACGTAACGTTTTTCCGTAAGATCATCGGGGGCAAGATTCTGATCTTCATCAACTGGCATTTGATGTTGTTGTTGCATTTGAACTTGTTGTATATAGCGTAAAGCTTCATCACGTTCACGCTCAGCTCTTTCAGCCTTATCCCTTAAAGCTAAAAAGTTGCGATCTCTAATATCTTGTTCATACTGTTCTTGAGACTGAATCGGTGTTTCTTCAGATTGTGGCTGCGAGGTTTCAGTTTGCTCATGAATCATTTCTGTCTCATGCTGTTGCATGTTCATTTCTTCCATTCTTTCTCCTTTAAGATGAAACTATTACTAACGATTGATTATGTTCATTGTTTAACTTTTTTGTTTTAGCTAATAATGTTCCATCATAAAAATCAAGAACATATTGCAAGAGCTCTTTATATTCCGGATCAAGCATGAGAGCATTTTCATACATATCTTGACAGGAATTCTTATCGGGAATCGTCCATAGAAATTCTATTTTTCCTGTTTTTTTCTCGATTCTATAGACAGTTTGATCATAATCAGGAGTCGGACAGCTAATGCGATCAATAAAATAAGCACGAATAACATTAGGAAACAACCTAAATCGTTGATTGAGAACCACTATATAAAAATCAGTAAAATATTTAGAATGTGCACGTTCTAGCGCAGCAAGAAACTCTTTTTCAAATGTTTTATATTGCATTTCTTGCTGCAACTCTATTGGATCATCAGTTTCGGGTTCTTTTGCAAGCAGTTCTTGTGATAGTTCCCCAATATTTTTTCGTTCAATTTCACCCTTTGTACGAAACCATGCTTCTGGGCTTTTTTTCTCTACCTTTTCCATACTACCTCTTATTCTTCTTAGAACGCTTTGATTCCGAAATTGCTATCGCAATAGCTTGTTTAGGGTTAGTTACAATTGGTCCCTTTTTTGAACCAGAGTGCAACTTCCCAGCTTTAAATTCTTCCATAACAATTTTTACTTTATTTTGCTTGCCAGCTTTTGATTTTGGCTTAGGATCTTTGTGATGTTTTGGTTGTTTTTCAGAGTGTTTTTTACCGTGTTTTGGTTGATCATCAAGACGTTTTAATAATGATTTATCACGAGAAATTTCTTCTTTAAAATCCTTAACATCTTCCTTAACATGTCGTGCAATCTCTTTTTTAAGGGAACTTTTTTTAGCTTTTTGAGAATCTTTTCGATGGTGCAGTTTTTTTTTCATCTTAATAATCCCATGTAACATATTTGAAATTCATGCCATGCTCTTCATAAAGAACTTTTGCTGCATCAAGAATTGAACATCCTCTTTTTTTTGCTTCAAAAGAAATAGTATCTCCATTTATAAAACATTTATTACAATGATAAATACCTTTTTCAGGATTGATAGTAATTATCCCCACCTCTTTTGAATCATTAGGAATACAAAAAGTACAGAGTCCTTTATAATAAGATGTTGATCCATCATATTCAAGTGGAATATATTTTTCTATCTGTTTTACAATTGATACACGATGTTTTACTTGATTAAAAATATTCACACTTTACCTTCACGTTTCATCTTACGTTTTTTGAGTTCAGGAAACTTACGATATACAGCCCTTTTTATCCCCTCTGGATCTGGAGCAAGGTGGCTCCTTGCTAAAGCATTACGAGCATGTGCAAGATCGTTGATAGGAAAACTGTACTTTGAAGCACCACCAGCTTTACCAGCAAAGTCTTTAGGCTTAACGTTTTTATATTTGCCTGCTGAAGAGCTTCCTGGCTTTTCGCGCATTTTTTCTTCAACACCACGTTTTACTTTAACGCCTTTTGCAACAGTAATCTTTTTTTCTTTTTTTACTGGCTCATGCTTTTTTTTAGGCTTCACTACTACTCTTACTTTTGCCATTACTTTCCTCTTTAAAAATAAGGGAGATGGTCGGTATGCATCTCCCTTTGATAGTGAATTAACGTGCTCGACGTTCTTCTTCTTTTAAAAGCTGTTTAGTCAATCGCTTATGCTCTTCTTGCGCTTTTTTAGATTCCTTTGTTTGTGGGATACCTAAAAGAACAATAGCAATCTTCTTAGCTTTCTTGGAAGTTCTTAACATGGTAGGCATACTAATCCTAATACATGCTTTTTGCTTTATGACGATTTGCTAAACCAACATCTTCACTTTGCTGCATATCAATACCAGACATCGTATCATCAAGGTTGGTATGTAAGTATGCACGTCCACGAGGATATTCACGATATACAACATGCTGTGGCAGGTTTGCAATAGCACGATGATCTTCTGAAATCATCATTCCTGCACGATGTTCCATTGCTCTTTCACTTGGCTCATATACTGAACGACCACCATGATATCCATCTTCTAATCCATCTGAATGATGGCGAGAATGATGTGAAGAATGATGGCGTGCAACTTTATGATGCTTCGCTTTACTACTGTGATGACGTTTTGCCATGACTGGCCTCCTTAGTAACTGCTTACGCTCTCTGCGCAGCAAGGTTGAAAAATACCTCTAACTAGCCCAATTGCTGTTGAACCTCAGGGGCCTGTTGACCCATACCACCCATGGATACAATATCCATAAGCTCCTGTTGATTCTGTCGTGACCGTTGCATAGCCTCAAGTTCTTCTTGTCGTTCCTGTTGCTTTACCAATTGTGACAACTGAATCAATTTTTCTAATTGTTGAATATCTGCTGCATCAAGCTCTTTTAATGTTTTTGCCATTGCAAGCATTGCATTCATGTGCTCTTTTTCAGAACTTGCTTCGCGTTCTCGAGCCAGAGCCTCATTTTCTTGAACACGACTGATACGCTCAAGACCGAGTCCTTGATCTGCAATAGCTTGTGCTTGAGCCAACTTGGATTGTGCTTGTTGGAGTTCAAGCTGGGCTTGCGCCTGCGCTTGGGCTTGCTGAGCTTGAGCTTGTTCTTGTTCTCTAACTTTTTCAATGAGTTCCTTTTTATTTTGAAGCGTTGCTGCTTCCAGAATAACATCATTCGGTATCGGTACACCCATTTCACGAAGCTGTAAAAGCTGTGCAAATTGCATTTGTCGCTGCGTAGTAGTATTTAACCCCTCTTCAATCGCAGCATCATACCGACCAAATTTCTTATTGTAAAATTCTTCTGTTGGTTGTTCACCCAAAATTCTTTGAACTTTTCCCGGTGTAAAGTTTGCTTGAATAACTTCCATCAAAACACGGCCAAGAAGTTTTTGGGAGTAATCTAATTGATCAAAAAGATTCTGTAAGGTAGTAAGTCCAGCACCTTGACGAAGCATGGAAAGAATACCTGCTTTATCATCTATGGCACTTCCTAGCAATTCTTCGTTAACACCAGAAATCTGTGTTACTTCATTTGCTAAGGCATCTGCAAGCTGGAACATTGATGCAGGAACTTGTGGCGGTTGAATCTGTTCAACATCAGACATCTGTGCTTCTGATTTTAATGCAAGCCCACGGCCTTGACCGGTAAGGAATATATCTTTTGGATTAACAAGTGCATCTTCTTTGTATTTCCACCCTGAATTTATTTGCGACTCAAATATATCAGCTGCAATAATCATTCGTCTGTTATACAGGTATTGAGCATCGCGAAGACCACGTACAATACCTTGAACACGCCATGGAAAATACGGCATTTGTGGATTATAGTACCCTAATACCGGAACAAAAGGATAACTATCAATTCCAAGGGGGTTAGGACCATCATAAAGCACTCGTCCTTGAACGACAATTGCCATTCTGACCGTTGGTATTTCCTGCTCTATCGATGTTACCTGAGGGAAATATTGCTTAAATTCACGCAATGATGCAGTATCACCTTTCCATTCCATGCTCTCGCCTGTTTCAGTATCAACGATCATGGTCTGTAAACGGAAATCACGATAGAAGAACTCATCATAGGTTATCAGATTGTTCATGGTAAAGTTATAGGTCTCGGGCATGAACTGAAATTTTCCATCACGATTCCCGTCGCCAGTAAGGTTAAGGATGAAGTCTTTATGTTCTGGCATTAAGGAAATAGCTTCTTGTTTTTTGAGATATGAACGTTTCCAGATGCCGTTACAGTCTGAAAGGTCGGTCTTTCTAAAAAATGGATCAATAAGAAAACTGTTATATGAGCATGCATCTACTTTTATGTTACCGGATATAGGGTCATTACGATAATCAACCCATACTTGAAGGAGATTCATTCCTGTAACTAGAGTTCCATGAAAGGCATGAGAAACAGTCTCTAAGACACCTTCTTGTTGCTCTAGCCACATTAATATCTTTGTAAATTGATCGGCAGTCTCAGCACTTCCATTTTCTATGGGAGTTATAATAGTGGATTTACGGTTTCTGCGCTGATATCCACTAATCATATTCACCACGCGACGAATACGATTAAAGGTAAACTGACGACGCCTGTTTGCAGGTAATGAAGCATAGAAATCATTCCATAAGGTTTGATCCCCACATTCAAAACGAGTGTCCGTATCACCTTCTTGCCAAAAGCTTTGGTTTATAGAAATAGAATCAGAATAAAAAGATTCCATACGCGTCAAGACTGTTTGGTCTTGATCGGTATAATATGCAGGATTGAGCCTTGGAAATAAGGGCATAGGATCATTCCTCTTTTAAAATTGAGCTTCACTATCATCCCGATTTTAAAAGAAGAGTGGAATGGTTGCAACTATTTGTTATTGCAGTATCTCAAAAGTTTTACAATTTTTTATCTATTCTTTAGATACAAATGAAAATAACATTGAAATAAAATTATAATTATAAAAGATGCAATAAGTGAATGCTGAAATTGTGTCATTCCCATCCAAAACGTATTAAATGAAAACTAATCATTAACACTATTCCCAGTATTACCTGTAAATGCCATGGAATTATCATACAGGTCCCGTTGCAACACCACCCAATATTCCACCAGCTACTGCACCCGCCATGCTTGCCATTTCAATCTGAGGAGCAAACCATGCTTCAAGGGTAAGAATAGTTACCGGCGCAGCAGGTCCCGTTAGTGCCCCTGCAACTAATATTGCACCATGGCCTGCTACATATACCACAGCTTTTCCAATCCATGCTCCAGCAGTAGCACCAAACAATCCACCACCTAGCAAACGACCCTCAAGTGATAATTTATAATTATCATCACCGATTTGCTTTAGTTGAATGTATGATCCAGCAGCTAAAATGGACGTTAATTGCTCACGCGATAAACCACGCAATTCTTTGTCGGTATTGTAAACTTGTACTTTCGCATCATTAACGTAAAATTTCCCATTGTTCTTATGGAGAACTTTTACATTTCCTAATCCTTGCGGAATGGAAAGATGCTCTTTTTTAAGTTCCATTGCCGACAAACTACTACATAAAATAAGCGAAAGTGATAAAAGATATTTTGAAATCATTTTTCTCCCTTTCCAAGATACTGCATAAAGTAGTATATAATGATTTCAATTATTCTTCATCACTTATCTTTAAATATATTCAATTGTCCCGGAACATCTGAAATATTTTTACAATTACTACAATAATGTTTCTTGCAAGGACATTTCCAGCAGATGAACAAAGACTGACATCGTGAACATGCATTGTAGATATCAATTTTCTTCTTCTTTTTCATGCACAATCTATTCTTTCACATCCAAAACAGTAACAGTAAATCTATTATTAATAAAATATTGAAGATGCTTCATATTATCTTCTAGTTGAGATATACGTTCTGACAAAGAAATGCGTTCCCTACGTTCATCTGAAAACAGTGAATTACATTTACATGCTTCTGTGATTTTTTCTTTTATATCATCACGGTCAAATAGTTTATCGATAAAACTCACAATTACTTTACCTAATTCTTTCTCTTTTTTTTTCTTTTCAGCTTTAATTTTCTTAATATATTTTTCAATATTCATCGATCTACCCTTTAATAATAATTCGAAACATCATCCCTAAAAAATGAAGGCATAGCCTGATGGCCATTGACTGCTTCTTGATACATCTTATCAAGTGCTTCTGCAGAAAGTCCATCACGAGTTTTCATATGACCGACACAGAGATATCTAATAGCATCAGCAGCATGAGAATAGATATCATGCAGCGGTGTTGCCTTATATACTTTCTTGTCAGAGTCATATTCACGACGATAGTTCTCTAAAGCTTTAATTAATTGTTTACATCTTGATTCATCGATGTAAATTTTGGCTAATGCCGCACGAACAGACTCAATGCCATCCATTAGGGCTATATTGGGAACAACAGTGAAATTAAGGCCCATTTTCTTCGCAATCTCTATTCGTGTCATGCCGGTACCAAATTCCTTTACGCCAATATCATGCGGTGCTAAATGGATGCCATAAATATACGGCTTTGAATTGATAAGCTTTACGTAATGTTCTAAACCTTCTGAAGATTTTTCATAGTAATCTATGATTCGGATAGTAGTACCAAAGTTCTGGAAAAAGATAATAACAGTACTGTCTCTTACACCAAGATCCCATGCAGTATGCACTTTAAGCGTTGGTTCCCACGGAACCTGATTAATCTGAAAGTTGAGTCTCATTCTATCAAGTTGTGTTTGATAAAATGATCCAGAAATACCTTGATCAAATGAGCAGTAGTATTCTTGTTCTACAAGGTCTTGAGATATTTCTCCCCGATCAACGTCATTTTGTATCTGTTCTACACTTACATGGTGTGTATCATTTACTGTTAATCGATACGAAAACCATACATCAGGGTTCTGTTGTGCTATTTTCCAGAGCTCATAAAAATGATTACGCCCACGAGGAGTGGACTGAAATATCGCCCACCCATCATTAGCGCGCAAAATAGGTAGTGAATATGCATATCCTTCCGGAGATTGAAGTGCATATTCACTAAATACAATACCACGAGGATTAGTTCCAACAAGGGTATTATCAAAATTATCTGATCCTATAACTTGTATATACGAGCCATTGACTAATTTTATTCGCATCATGGCTTCATTTTTAGACTCTATAAGTTCACGTGGAATATAATCAAGGATACGCTGACCATCCATGGTAATCTGATCCCACAGAATACGACGACCCGAAGAAAAGGTAGGAAAGACATAATAATAAGAACCAACCTTCTTTAATGCCTCTCTATATATTATGTTAAAACAAAGAACGTCCTTACCGGAACGCCGAGGCATAATAAGAATAAGGCGCTTATATTTCGCCATCGCATCCCAGATAGGACGCTGATATTCACGTGGAGTAAATGTGAGGCCAAGGTCAATTGTCTGTGTCATACATTTCTTCTAAAAAACGAATTGTCAAAGATCATTTTTCTCATGCTAAACCTCATTCACTATTTATAGTGTATCATCAATATATTAACAAGTCAATACTTTTATTAACATTATTATAAATATATTTAATATTCTATTCTTTAAAAAGAAATACTATCTACAATCATATTAAGTTTTTCCACAATAAAAGAAATATATGCTTTATCAGCAACACTTATTTCAGACATATCAATATTCTTTAGCCATTTTACGCCAAGACTATAGATAAGCATGCGATCGCTGTCAGTATATAAATGAGGATCATCAGCAATAAATAAAAGATCATTATGATAGGGAAATACTACAGTACGATCTTCAACAAGATACACAAAACACGGTTCATTTTCATACTGTTTATGGTATAGTAAATATCCAATTACTCCACAAACAATGGCTATAATTACTGTTACTGCATACCAATTCTTCATTATTCTTCCTTTTTTAAATTCTATCCCCATATCATTATTAAAATGGCATGGGGATAGATAGTGTGTAGTAAGGGAGCAAGGATTTTTTCCATAAAAGGGAAAGCTCATGTTCTTTTTCAAGTGCATCCTCAAGTAAATGTCAAAACCTTGAGGATGCGAGTAAAGGGAGTGCGAGGCTACTCTTTATTATCTACCATTTTATAACCTGATGAGTCAACAAGTTGTATAACAGTTCCAGAATTGCTGCCATATCCTGCTATCTTTTCAGCAACTAATTCTCGCAATTCTTGTTTCTGTTCTTTTATTACTTCATCAAAACATGGCAGATACATTTTGCTAAACTCCGCCATCTTATAATCACCCTGCCATTGATCGCGAATATTTTTTGCAACTGCATCCATTGCCATATCAAGTGCATGTTGCAGACTAGGATTCTCTTTGGCTTCTCTTTTAAGCTGCTTGTATGAAATATGCTTCTTTTTACAGAAATCGCTTATATGAACAGACTTCGTTTTTGATGCCCATTCTTCAAGCTCTACATGCAATCCGCCATCCTTATCTATCTTTCCACGCGCGCGTAGCTTATGATTGGGAAAGAGCTCCTGTCGCGTCATTCCCTCAGGAATTCTTATTGATGCCATGTCTCTCCTTTTGAGGCATACGTTTACTAAATCTAATTATTGTTTTTGCTTCAGGACATTCATAATACTTTGAAGCATTGACATGCGTCACAATATACTCATTTTGATACACAATTCCCCGCATAATATCATCAAGATACTTCAAAAGGGATGATATTGCTGGTTTGTTAGAAGCGTATCCCCTACTTTTTACAAATTCTCTATCAAAATAAAATTCAACATCGAGATCATACAACCCATTTAACAAGGGCTTATCATTATGCTGATTACGTAACTGCTGTTGTTGGTTTAAACGATTAAGATTAAATTCGTCCAGTACTTTTCGTGCAGATTGAGATTGTTTTACAATAGATACAGGAGTCCCCATAATGGTATACACTATCATTTTTTGCTCCTCTTATACTCTTCCCATTTTTCAACACAGGTTAACACATCATGTAACTTTTGACTAACAGGTACCCATCCTTTATCCGTATCTTTATGTCCCCATCCGTTTGCATGAAAATACTTTTTGCGTTGAACATTAGACATATCTCTAAAAATATGCGGATGAACTACACCTTTTGGCATAACCCAAGAACTTGGAGCTATAGTTTTTGTGTAAGAAGATGGTCCGTTAACAAAATCATGCTCAAAACTCTTGACTTCATTCTTCATTTGTTTATTTTTTAAAGAATTTATTAAAATAACATCTCTTAATTGTGAAACATTTCTCTCTGAATGCAGTTTTTCAGCATTCGCTGATGACAATAAAAGCAGTGAGAATAAGCCTGGTAATATAAAGCGTAACTCAGGAAGATACTTAACTAAGTAGTTAGCGGCTATAGCATCCTTCAAAACGGGCCCTAACGAATAATAATTGGTCTCCTTAACAAACTGATCAACCGAGATAAGGCCAAGCTGTTCTAGGCGAACTGTGAGCCTAGATATTGTTTGATTAGATTTAAAGCCAACCGATGCCTTAAAGTAATCACGAGCTTTGTTGGATAAGTTATTACCACTTTTTATAATCTGTTTAACAAGGATGCGAGTAACTTTTAAATTGCGAGCAGTAAAAGCACTCAATAAAGAACGAATACTTAATCCTTCCTTATGACTAATTTCTTGAGGTTTGAGATTATTTAAAGTTGACAAATAATCATTACGAGTGGAATTAGTTCTCTTAATTCTATTTTTTTTATTTTTTAAGCAAGATTCTGCTTGACTTGTTAAGAAACGAGGAGTAATCTTATCATGATTATCCTTGTTTTGGATTTTCGTTTGATTGTTTTTGCTTGGTGGCATAATGATCAGCTTTCTTTCGGTTCAGCGATAGATGGGGATCTAAGAGCGCTGAACATATAGTTTTGAGGCGAAAAAATTATAAGAGCTAACAACTGGTTAGCTCTATTTTTTTCTCATTGTTTTTTCAAAGTATATCTTTTTTTTAAGATACGTAAAGTCCAGACATTTGGTATAGCACAAGAAATTGTGTTATCTTGAGAACCTAGTTTTCTAGGTTCTTTTTTGTTTTTTTGTTCTTTGATGATACGTCAATGTCTTTTATAATGTCCATAACTCCTGGTTCACATCTATCACAAAAACAATAATTTAGAGCAAAATTTGTTCCTATAGTTGTAATAAGAGCTATACTATTTTTGTCTTCTATAGGTTTGCAAAGATCATTAATTAGAAGAAGACAGTATGATCCAGGACATAAGTCTTCTTTAAAAGAAGGCCATCTTTTAATAAGATCCTGTTTCATTTGCTGTATTACCTTTGGTTTTTTTGGAAATAGATAATTTGAAGTTTTTTTACATTTACTACAGTCACAATACATATCAGTCATACACCCTAACATAATTCGTATGTCATAAGCTGATTCAATAAATAAACTCATGGGCGTTTCCTTTGCAATCTGAGTCATTATCTTACCGAATGCCTGACCAGGACATAGTTTGCTTTTGTTTTCCAAACTATATTTTTTATATTCTTCTCTATCAAACTTTTGCATTATTTATCCCTTTACAGCATTCACATTCACAATTACGTCGCTTATTTTTTCTCGCTTCATGACCTTGTTTTTGTAGATCCAAAATATAATCAGAAGGTATAATCTGAGAATTTGTCATTGATTTTATAATTTCATCTAAAACATGCATATGACTTACATGCAAACATTTAGTAGATTTATTGTGACTGCTTTTCATGCTTTTTATCTTCCAAAAACTTCTTAACAGTTAAAATGACCTTGATGTTAGAGCTTTGTTGTTCTCCTTTAATGCCTAAGAACTTCTTCAAAGAATTGAATGAAATACCCAATTCCTTACACAAAGCAGTATAGGTAATAGGGTTTTCGCACATGTATTTAACTAATTCATTCGCTACTACTTTTACGTCACAATCTTTTAATAAATTCATACAATTTCCTTTTAAGTAATATATACATATATTATACATTCTTTTAGAGTAATTACAATATATTTATAAAGATATTAATAAAAGTATTGACTTGTTAATATATTGATGATAATCTATAAATAAGTAAACAATAACTAGAAAGGAAGAAATGGAAAATAAATACCCTTACGTCACTCTTCATGAAAGAGTTAGCAATCAATTAAATAGATATCTTTTTGACGAAGAAAAGCAACAATTGCTGGAAGATTTAAACATAACTGAGGCAGAAATAGCTACTTTCTGCGAAAAAGACCTTAGTCTTCTTTTAGATAATATAGATATATGGAAATACAATCATAGCGACTGGCTCGATCATAATAGAGATATTTAAATTTCATAAAAGGGAGAGTATGAATATCTATTTTCATATCAATAATCAATCAATTCGTTCGGTAGTAGAAAAAGCATCAATACATCGAGCATCAATAAAATGTCCGCGTAATGTGTTTTTGTGTGAAGATAGTATGTGTTGTGCGTTAGCATTACCATGGTTTTGTAGTGAAGAACAAAAAGGAGAAGACGTGAATAAAATACTAAAAAGATTGCGTAATTTTAAGCAATCTTTGCATCCATCAGATATGTGCAAAGATGAAAAAGAAAAAGCAGTAAGTCTCGGCAAAAGTCATACCTGTATTTGTAGAGAAGTACGTGAAATGGAAAATCAAACAAAGATAGATGAACTTGTATGGAAAATGGTAGGAGTAGCGCATGAAATAATAGGCATGGACAAAGAACTGAAAAAATATTATCCAGAGATGATCTTTTTTTTAAATTACCTTGTATCTAAATATCCAGCACTAAAGGAGAAAAAATGAATGCATTTTTAGTTGTTTTATTATTAGCTGCTAACATTGTAATAGAAACAGAAGACTGTAATGGAAGGAAATTATTAACCTATAAAAAACATAAACAAACGCTGATTTACTTTTTATTAACAAAAAATGCAGCAGAATGTGCCAGGCATTATCAAAAACCTTTGGCTGAAGATGATGAAGAATTAAAAAGAATAGAACAATTTTTTCTAGAAGAAGACACTGATGGAACTACAATCACTACAGCTTAATGAATTATTTGCAGCACTAGCGAAAGCTCAGGGCGAATATAAAATTGCTGAAAAAAACAAAGACAATCCCTTCTTTAAATCATCATATGCAGGATACGAAGATCTTGTAGAAGCAACACGGCCTGCATTAGAAAAAAATGGATTGTCGGTAAATGCGCGTATTGTAACTCGTGAAGGACAAAAGTATTTCCAGTTGATTCTTGGTCATTCTTCTGGTCAATATATGATTTCAGAAATTGATGTATCTCCTCCAAAAACCGATATTCAATCTCAGGGAAGTTATAGAAGTTATCTTTTACGTTATGCATATAAAGAATTAACAGGTGTTGTTACCTCTGATGATCCAGATGATGATGATGGCGAACAAGCAATGGAAAGAAACCATCCTCAAAAACAATCGCTTGTACAAACAATAACCATAGAGCAACAAGAAATATTAGAAAATGAGCTCCAAGATGATCATGATTTAAAATATGATATGCTTGCAAAATTACGTATATCATCCTTAAATCAGATTCCTAAAAGCTCTTTCAATGCAATTTTAACTCGGTTGAGAGAAATTAAATCACTCAAAAAATAAATTAAAGGATAGTAATGGAAGCTCAAAAAAAAGAATGCACTATACCATTTTCTTTGCAACAAATAGAAGAATCGTTGCAAAATATTATGGAATTATCAGCAAAAAATAGTGAAATTCCTGCTGAGGTAATGAATCAATTTAGAAGTTATTCAGCAGGATTTTTCAAAAAATATGGGAAAGAATGCAGTTGTGATGCATGTTATGCAATGGTAAGTAAGCTTATTACTATTATTATGAGTAAGATTAATGTAAAAGTACTTAATCCATATGAAATTAATATATCATCCATTAGTTTTGACATCAATGAGCATGTTCCATCACTTACTGTTGTCGTAGAAGGAAACAATGAGGAACCAGCAAAGTCATAATAGAGTTTGCAAAAAGATGATGTTACACTAAAAAACAACTCCATTTATTTTTTACGCATCCCCCTGGTTTTACTTCTTTTTATTCCCGGGGGGATTTTTATTGCTTCTCTTTTTTGATTCTTATACCCTGTGAAATGATATAAAAAAGAGGAGAAGCTATGGCAAATTCATCATTAGATGCAATAAGAACAAAGGTAAGACGTTTAACACGTTCACCTTCTCCTGCTCAGCTTTCTGACGCACAGTTAGATGAATATATCAATACGTTCATTCAATATGATTTTCCTGAACATTTAAGAACATTTACGTTGCGTTCAACATTTACGTTCTTTTGTCAGCCATTTATTGATACGTATGAAACAAGCGTAAATCCTGCAGATCAGTTTTATAACTGGAAAAATATTTATACCACTATTCATGAACCAATATTTATTGCAGGAAATAGGGCATTCTTTTCACAAGACAGAGATCAATTTTTTGCTATCTATCCCTTAACAAACTTTTTGAATCAAGAAGCAACAGGTGATGGAGTTACTACAGTATTTAATGGGATATTGAATAGCTTTAACGGCGGTCCTGCTTCGGTAACACCTGTTTTGCGTAATCAAGTCATGTTTGATTCGATTGATGCAAATGGTGTGGGGATGCAAGTTCATGATGATGGATTAGGTAATTTAATTGGGGATGGTAATGGAAATATTAATTATCTTACTGGTGCTTATAACCTCAACTGGAATATCCCTCCTGGCGTCGGCATTCCTATAAATAGCCAGACAGTTCCGTATCAGCCTTCAAAACCATTGTCTTTGTTGTTTTATGACAGCAAAATAACATTGCGTCCTGTGCCTGATCAATCATATCGTATTGATATGGAAGTATATGTACGTCCAACAGAATTATTAAATGCCAACCAATCTCCACAATTAGAAGAATGGTGGCAGTATATTGCATACGGTGCAGCAAAAAAAGTATTTGAAGATCGTATGGATATACAAAGTGTTCAAATGATACTGCCAGAATATAAAAAACAAGAAAACTTAGTTATCAGAAGAACAATTGTTCAACAAACAGGTACCCGTTCAGCAACTATTTATACTGAGCAAACACAATTAGGAACCTTTGGAACCGGTGGATTATTTGGACCAGGATGGTAACATGGCAAATTATGATAATAATATTGTAAATCCGGATGATTTGTTGAGTGATTCTCAATCTGAGATACAACAAAACTTTCAGGCAATATTAGACCTTATTAGCGTTAATCATTATCCATTTGGTGACCCTAATGCAGGAAAACATCAGTTTATGACTCATCTTGCAAACCGGGGAAACATAGGAAGAGTTAATCCGGCTACTGAAAAACTTTCATATGGAAAACGATATGCGCCGACCAATAAAACTGAATGGTTTGCTTCAACCAATGCAGCTTCTGGTTTTCTTTTGTCTGGACGCAATGACCCATTTCAGCAGCCAACATGGTCTATGATTGCTGATAAAGGAATTGCGGTAGTAACCATGACTGTAGTTGCAGCTCGTGGTCCTTTACGGGTTATTTTTCCTGCAGGTCAAGGGATACCAACGTTTTCTAACGTATTAAATGTTCAGCTATCTATAGAAAGTAGTGGTATTGCTTCTCCAAATAATGGGAGTGCATATATTACTGCGTTTGATAGGCTTGGTGTTGACGTGCAAGTATATTCAAATGTGGCAGGAAATATGAATGCTTTTGGTTTTTTTGTAATGGCAATAGGAACAATTGGTCCCGTTTTTTAAGGAAATAGAATGGCATATGATAATAATGTTCCTCAAGCAACACAAACAATATCTGCAACACAGCAACCTATACATGATAACTTTGCTGACATTGAAACATTAATTCAGGTAAATCATGTTGGCTTTAATGTTGCTGATGAAGGAAAGCATAAGTTTGTTACATTCCCTGTTCAAGCAGTAACACCAGTTCCAGCAGCAGGAGATATCAATTTTTTTTCTCGAACATCACCATACACTGCTAATCCTGAGCTCTGTTTATCCAGATCTGATGGATCTGTTACTGAAATGTCCGCAAATTTTAATAATGGATGGGCATTTACTGCTTCAGGATTACTCTTAAAATGGGGAACAACGCTCATTCCAAGTGTAGCGACAAATGTTGTATATCCCGTGGCAGCAAATATACCAGTATTCTCTCAAGTGTTTTCAGTATTGATTACTGTTGCGTATCCTTCTGCGGTCGATGAAAATAAAAACGTAACACTCATTGGGTTTGCTAATCCATTATTCTTTACTGCAGTGGGAACGCAAAGAACTGCTACAGCTCCTTATGTAGGCAATGCAACCATTTATTATCTTGCACTAGGAAAGGTATAAAATGACCGCAAAACGATTTATGATCGCTCCTTTTGAAGATGGTCTTGAAACTGATGTAAAGCCATGGCTTATTTCCGATAGTGCATTTGCAAAGTTAGAAAATGCTTATCTTTACTATGGAGTAGTTCGTAAGCGTTTTGGTGGAACCTATATGAATACCTCAATCAATCCTTTGTACGGCCAATTATATTCACGACTTGGTATGCACATAGGAGATACTGATGGCTCAGGAAATGCTACTATTACTACTATAGAATTTTCTGGTGGGAATGTTGGTCAACTGTTTGGTGTAGGAACACAAACAACGGGTCATGAAATATTTACTATCACTTCTGTAGTTGCCGGACCACAACCAATGCTTGCTACCGGTGCAGGAAATGGAACATTTGATTCAGCTACCGACACGGTTGATATTGTTGGATCTATCCCTAATGCGCCTGTTTATTGGTATCCTGCTTTTCCGGTAATGGGATTGCCAAATTTTATATCAGATCCTAATACCGATGAAGAATTATTTGGATTTGATACACGATTTGCGTATCACTATGTTGATGCAGGTAATGGAAGGCGATGGGAAAGATTAGGAACGATAACATTTAATGGCAATGACACTGATTTTTTTTGGTCTATAAACTATCGTGGTGCTTTGGCAGATAATTATCTTCTGTTTACCACTAATAATGTTGATAATATTGTGTATTGGGATCCTTCAGCTGTAACATGGAATAATTATACTCGTGTTTATTCTAATACTCCTGGAGAAACCATAGAAGGTTGTTCTGTTATGGCTTCATTTAAAGAACGACTATTATTATTTAATACTTTAGAAGTTGTAAATGTTCCACCTCTTACATTAAAACGTTTCCCTAATCGTATTCGATTCTCACAAGTAGGTAATCCTCTTGCAGTTAATGCGTTTAATACAAATACTACACCAGGTGGTAGTTTTCTTGATCTTCCTACGACAGAAGCAATTATTAGTGTCAATTCTTTGAAAGATAGGTTAATTGTATTCTGTCAGGAAAGTACCTGGGAGCTTGTATATACCAATAACAAAGCAGATCCTTTCAGGGTTCAACGTATTAATAATGAACTTGGTGTAGAATCACCGTTCTCAACAGTTCTTTTTGATAAAGCAGTACTTGGCATCGGCCAAACGGGTATTCATGCGTGTAACGGCACAAATGTTGAGCGTATTGACGAGAAAATACGTCAGCTTATATTTCAGATCAACAATGATAATGATGGACCTGATAGGGTCTATGGTATTCGTGATTATGCGAATGAATTGGTGTACTGGACATATCCTGATCAGCAAGATAACCCAATATTTCCCAATAAGGTATTAGTCTATAATTACCGTAAGGGATCATGGGCGATCAACGATGATAGTATTACGGCATTTGGTAATTTCTTCCTCCCACAAGATTTGCAATGGCAACAAGTACAAATTCAATGGCAACAGGCAAATTTTTCATGGAATAGTGCAAGTCAGCAATCTCGTTTTAGGTCTATCATAGCGGGAAATCAAGAAGGGTTTACGTTTATCGTGAATGCTGATGTTTCTCGAAATGCTGGTGTGTTATCAATAACTGATATTAACTTTGCTACCCCAAACATCCCACAACTGGAAATCATTAATCACAACCTAAAAGCTGGTGATTTTATTTATATTGAAAACGTATTTGGCGTTAATGTTGCGGATTTTAATACCACTATCTTCCAGGTAATAGGAGTCGTGAGTGATGATATCATTCAATTGTCACGACAATCTATTGGTGGTGAACAATACAATGGTGGTGGTGTTGTGACACGAGTAAGTAGAATAAACATCCTCACAAAGCAATATAACTTCTTTCAACAAGATGGAAGAAATGCCTATGTGTCAAAGGTAGATTTTAATGTTGATCGCACTGCAAATGGTGAAATAGCAGTAGACTACTATACTTCAACATCTAATCAATCATTAGTTACTACCGGATCTACGACTGGCACATTATTGGGAACTGCGGTATTAGAAACGACACCGTATTTAACAATAACCTATGAACTTTTACAGTCTCAGCTATGGCATCCAATTTATATTCAAGCAGAAGGCGAGTATATTCAGATAAGGCTTTATTTGAATAATGACCAAATGTTTGATCCAAATATTGCTTTTGATGATTTCGAATTAAACGGTATGATAATTTATGCGGAGCCTACTTCAACGCGTCTTCAATAAAAGAAAGGATAGCGATGAAATATTTAACACCTCTGCTCGCGATAACATGCCTGAGCGCTATGGATGTTCATATTACTATTGTTGATCGAGAAGATCGTAAAACATCACAAGATTCTGCTGCTTCAGTTTCAGAAGACATCTTAAAGCCATTCATAAAAACATATCTTAAAAAAGATAACGAACACATCGAAGCACGAATTTTACCCCATTTGAGCGAAAAATTTGATGAATTTCCTGATGAACTAAAACTATTTAAAAATGCTATAGAACAACCCCAAAAATTTGAGGACGTTATTCATCTTTTTATAACTGATGCGTTAGATGATGCATTTAAAAAACAAGATGAATACTTCCAAAAATACAAGGAGGATCAGGAAGACAAAATACGCAATGCTCGTTATGGATTGGCTACTGCTATATTTGCGGGAATATTTAGTACACTTACAGCAGTTCTTACAACATATTTCAGTATTCACCATTAACTTTCTTTCAAATACTCAAGAATAATGAAAGCACTGGTAAAATCAGAATAATCGATAGCCGTAGTTATAGATACATCAGTATCATCAACAACAAGCGCAATATTGCTATTTAAAACAGGTGTAGCAAAGGGTAATGGTAAATATATATACGGCACAGAATCTTTCGTTGCACACCCATAAATACGCGTGAATCTAAAATTAGCATCAATGCCAACTATTCCATGTAGTTCAGTGTCAGTTCCCGCATTGGGTAATGGTTTATTCCACCATACAACTTTCCTATACACTGCGCGTGGCTCTTGTTGTGTACTATATACTGACCCTACTGCTGAAAAAAAATACTGGCTATTGGCAAACTCATTTAAAAAATAATATCCCGTATCCTTCATGTTCATCAAAAGAGAGATATTATTTACTGTTTGCGTTAATTGAACGAGAAATTCTTTAAGACCTGGCTCTTTTATCTCAAGTTGTTCTATGTCATATACTGCTGTTGTGGGAATCAATGCCGAATCTGGCACAGGATAGTCAGGCATAGTGATCCTTTGTGTTCACAATGAATATAACTCATACTAATCTGGTAGTAATCATACTTAAAAAGAAAGGAAATGTAATGCCACAAAAATTAAATATGGCTCCCATTTTTCCGGATGTAAAATATACTGCAGGCCAACCCCGATTAAATTATTTACCAACAAAAACAGAAGGCCAGCAATTTTCACAAATGGCTGCAATGGCTCCTGCTTTATATAATTTATATAGAGGCTGGAATGCTCCTGATATTGGACCTGTAGTTCAAGAAGAACAAAGACGATTTCAACAAGAAACATTACCATCCTTAATGGAGCAGTTTGCAGGTGGCGGGAGTCAAGGTGCATTATTACGTGGTTTGCAAGGAGCGCAAGGTGATATTGCAACACGACTAGGTGCCTTAAGACAGCAGCAACAGTTTGAATTGCAAAAAGAACGTCAAGGATTGATTCCTCAACTTCTTAATCTTGGCCTTTCACCCATGGCTACTCCTCATTTAACTGATGAAGAAATTCAAAATGTACCACAGCTTTTAGGATCTCGTATTGCACAAGGACCTGTAGGAAAAGAGGTAGGAACAATAGCAAAAGGAGCAGAAGATCTTACAGGTCAATTATTAAAAGGTGGACGATATATTGCTAACGAGTTGTCAGATGCAGCAAAAGATTACTTAAAATCAAAAGGAATTACCTTACCAACGCCTCCTAAAACACCTGCAAGTTATGAAACAAGTGGAGGCATAGAAGCACTTAACAAAAGAATTGAAGATACTGCATTAGCTGCTGGAATTAATCCACAAGAAGCATCCCAATTAAAATTTAGCCCTGATCTTCAAAATGTATTATTTGAACGACATAAGCCATTACTAAAAGAAATAGAAAATATTACACAAAGAAGTGATTTTGAAAATTATTTACCATTTTTCAGACTACTTCCACAACTTAAAACTGTTGATGATGTAAAACAATTTATAAAAATGCTGAAATCATGGACTAATCGAAGAATGAAAAAGAGATATGGTAAATTAGAAAAAAAGTTAGGGCAGTAAAATGGCTAGAATAATGCGCAGACCGCCAATGTTTAATGCCACTCCTGTTTCTCCGCAGCCTATTTCTACTAACTGGCAAGATACATTATATCAATATGGACAGCAATATGGACCTTATGTTTTACCAACATTACTATCAGGACTTGGTGGTGCAGTAGGTTCATACAATGCACAAAAATTTATTCAACAACCACAACCAGCTCAACAGGCACAACAACCTACACAACAACAACAACCACAACCAGCTCAACAGGCACAACAACCTACACAACAAGAACAGCCACAACAAGCTATACCAGCACAGAATACCAATCAAAATCAACAAATGGGCATGTTTGATCTTTTATCGCAGCTCATATCTCATCGTGCCGATATGCTTGGCGCAAATATACCTTCATATCCTTCTCGGTTATTTTCACAAGCTGTTGAAGCATCAAATTCACAACAAGGTTCACCACAGGGACCACCAAAATATACATCTACAGGACCACAGTTTGCATTTGATCAATTGGTTGGTGGAGGTGCACAGTATAATCCATTGTCAGCGCTTGGTGATTTTTCTCAACCGCAACAGCCTCAAAAAGAATGGTGGAGAACAAGCGCTAATCAATTGGGTGGTTTACTTCAAGGACTTGCACCATTAGCAGGAACATATGGAGGTCTACCAGGTATATTGGGTGGAGCAGCATTAGGAGCTACTGGTTATGGATTACGACAACTGTAAAGGAATGTCATGAAACAGGGATTATTAGAAAAATTGTCACAGCTTGCAATGAAAAAAATACTTCCTATGCTACCTGCCGCAGGAGCAGCTATTGGAACAGCAACAGGATTACCATTTGGAGGAATGATTGGAGGTGCGGCAGGAGGACTTGCAAGTAGTGGAATTAATGCATTACTTTCTGGCCTATCGCCACAAAACCAAAGTCATTTTCAAGGGTTAGGAATAAATCCCCAACTTTATGGATTAGATCTAAGACAACCGCAGCAACAATCGGCTGGGCTAGAAGCGTTGTTACAAGGAACTGGAAATACATTAGGTAATCTTGCTGGTAATGCATTCGGATATGGTGTTGAACAGTTAATACCACAAAGTGAATCAGAAACCATAGAAAATTTATTAAGACTCTTACCGCCTGATGTGATAAAGAAGTTTTTAGATGCTCAACATTTTTAATAAAAAGGAATAGTAATGGATGGAATTGGATACACGCGAAGAAATCCCCAAAATAACCTTTTAAATCTTTTTGCACAAAATGCATTAGCTGGTTTTGGAAGCGCAGTAGGACAACATGCAGGACATGGACTTGGAGCACTTGCAGGACTTGGCTTTGAAAAACTTGGAAAAGCAACTGGATTACTTGGACCTAGTAAAGAACTTATCGATATTCTTTCTGCTCAAGGAATGAATGAAAATCAAGCTCGTGCTTTTTCAGAACTTGATCCAAGAGCACAACAACAATTATTGCAAAATCTTGGAGCAGCAAAACAAGCTGAGCAACAAAGGCAGGCATTAGGAAACATTGAACAATTATCACAAAAACCATCTGCGCAACAGGCTATTTCTGAACAAGATCAGGAAAAAATTGCTAAAAAACCTGCTACCTTCTTCCAAGACGAAGAAATGCCTTCGAGCCAGGAAATGTATCTTACTCTAAAAAAAGCAGGAGTTGATGACAAGACTGCAAAAGATTTTATGAAAGAATACAATGCTGATCGCAAAGAGTTTTTAAAAGAAAAACGAGAAGATATAAAAGAATCAAAAGAATACGCAAAAACTATAGATAAAGATGCTTCTACGGCAAAAGATAGCAATAAGCGTATACTTCGACAGTTTGAGATCTTAAAAGAAGGAAAATTGCCTGGTGCAGTTACAGGAACCTTAAGTGAAATGCTGGGCAAAGTAGGTCTTAGTCTCCCTGCTCTTATTAATGGTGATGCTGAAGAATTCAAAAAACTTTCTGCAGAATATGGAAAACTTATTACTAATTATTTTCCAGGAAGAGTTACCAATATCATGATTGAACAATTTATGCAGACTGTTCCTACATTGCTTCAATCTGATGAAGGTCGTCTTCGTGTAATGAACAATCTGTATAATTTAAATGAAGCAGCTTTAATTCATGAAGCTGTCAAAAAAGAAATTATAAAGGAAAATGGTGGTAAAATTCCACGCCATCTTCAAGAAGAGATAATGGAACGCGCCGAAGAACAGTTAGAATCTCTTGCTGAAAGAACTATAAAAGGTGAAAGTTCAATCCCTGGATTTGAACAAGCAATGAAATCAGCTGAAAAACGTGTATCTAAACAACGTGGAGCAGCAATTGCAGGTGGTTTACTAGGTGCAATTCCCGGAGTTCTTGCAGCAGGATCAGGCGCTCAAGCAGGGGCTGCCCTTGGATCAATAGGAGGACCTATGTCGGCTCTAGGTGGGGCGGCATTAGGTGGATTAGCACCACTAGCATTATCCGGATTATTAGGAAGCGCTCTAGGTGAAAGACTTGCAGGATTTGGAAATCCTGATTATGAACGTGATATAAATAATTTACGAAATTTAGCATCATCCAAAAAACAAACAACAAAACAAAAACAACAAGAATTAGATAAATACTTAGCATCACAATATAGACATTTTACACATGGAGAACCTTCAACATTATCTGGATTATTAGGTACATTAGGTAAAATTCGCTCAAGGTTTAGAAATGCTGATTCTAAAAGAAAACAAGAAGAATTAGATAAATACTTAGCATCACAATATAGACATTTTACACGATAAATAATACTGATTATTTTTATGAGAACGTTAAAGTATTTACAAGAAATTCATAAAAATAAATAATATCTTCTGCTATAATAATTGCTATTAGAAAAATTATACTAAAAAACGTAGTAGAAAATTTTATTAATAAATATCCACACAGTATTCCATATGCTATGGTGGATATTTTTATTTCTAATTTATTCATTTTTTACGTGTTTTCCATAATGCATGCAATATTATGCCAATTTTATATGTTTTCCATAATGAATATAAGGCTGTACCAATAATAACAAATAAAAGCAGTGGATTTTCTTGAAACATAGGTGCCATCATTGCAAAAGGAATTGATAAAAAACCTAAAATTGCAGGTCCACATTTAATAAGAATGTGTGCTATAATGATTGCAGTAACTATTTCACCGATTGAATTATTCTTTCTTTCCATGATATCTTCCTATTATTCTTGCGACGAGAACTTGACCTTGTTATTCTCTTCAAGTTTGATTCGCAATACTATACTTTCAAAAATATACTGTCTTAAAGTAACTCCTTGCTCCTTAGCTCTTCTTTTTATGTCTTCACGTTCTTGTGGCGTAACATCACATACTAATCGTGCGGTATTTACATCTGTTCCAATGTGCATATAAATCCTTTTATTATGTTTATATTATAATTGTACAAATTTTGTACAAACATGTCAAATTATTCTTGTGTATGGTTTTTGCACTGGTATTGTGGAGGTAGAAAAACTTTTTTTATAAGGAGAATATGTATGGGAAATTTTAGACAACCTATTATTGCAGCAGGTTTCACTGCACCTTTTGTGCAAATTTCACCCGATCCAATTTCAGCACAAAGAGCTCCACGTGCAAATGATGAAGCATTTGATGGACAGATTTGGATTGATAATTCAACTAATACAGTTTATATATGTGCTGGTGCTGATCCAAATGGTACTGTATGGGCTATTAATGGTGGTGGTACATTTACTGGCGCTAATCTTACCGTAAACCCTGGACCTACATCAATCACTGGTAATTTTGCTGTGCAATCAAACACGGGAAGTGCAAGCGCTATTACTATGGGTACTAATGGTGCAGCAACAGAAAAGATAACTATCACAAACACACAAGGTACATCAACAGACGCTATTTCTATTACCTCCCTAGCTGGTGGATTAGATTTAATTTCAGCTGCACCAGGATCGCAATCTGTTCTTATTTTAGGCGCAGGTCCCGCATCCGGTGTTACGGTTGCATCAGGAAATGGTGGCATCACTTTAGACTCAACTGATGACATTACTCTTACTGCCGCAGGAAATGTTGTTATTAATCCAGGATTAGCAACAATCTTTGAAGTAGCTTCTGGTGATTTAACACTAAAAGCAGATACAGGGTCAGTCATAGTTGATGGCGGTGAAGCGGTTGCCGATGCCGTAAAACTTAATGCATCTAATGCTGCTGGTGGAATAACAGCAACTGCAGGAACTGGTGGATTTAATGTTTCCACGACTGGAATTGTAGCTATTGAATCTGATGATACAACAGGTTCTGATATTCAACTTACTGCAAATACTGCTGGTGGTGGTATTGATTTGACCGCTTCAACTGGTGGGATTGTTGCGACATCTAGTGGTGCAATAACTCTTGATGCTTCAGCAGCTTCACATTTCAGCGTTGCAGGCGGTGTTTATGATTTAACATTATCTTCAAACCTTGGCCGCGTTATTGTAGACAGTAATAAAGCAGCAGGAGATTCTATCTTTCTTGATGCATCAGCGGTAACCGCTGGAGTAAAAATACAAGCAGGTACTGGTGGTATTACTGAATCATCCACTGGTGTAGTAAACATTAGTAGTACCGCAGCAACAGGTACCGATATGAATATAGGTGCAGCTAATGCTGCTGGTGGTGTAACAATAACATCAGGAACTGGTGGAACTGCATTGGGATCAACTGGAGGTATTGGCGCAGTTTCATCAGCTGCTTCTGCAACTGCTATTGCCCTTCAAGCTTCTAATGCTGCTGGCGGCGTAGAAATTACTTCAGGTACTGGAGGATTTGATGTTGATACAACTGGTGCATTATCATTAGATGGTGCAGCTGCATCAAATATTACCGTAACAGGCGCTTTTGATTTAACAGCAAGCTCAACTGCAGGAAGAGCAATTCTTTCCAGTAATAAAGCTGCTACTGATTCTGTCTTACTTTCAGCTACAAATGCTGCTGGTGGTATTAATGCTCTTGCAGGAACAGGTGGGATTGGTTTTGGATCAACCGGCCAAATTGCAACAATATCCTCAAAGGCTGCAGTTGATGCAGTTTCAATTGAAGCTTCGGATGCTGCAGGTGGTATTGAGTTGGTATCTGGAACTGGTGGCATATCTGCCTCTACTAACGGAACACTAACCATGAACTGCAAGGGTGATGCACTCTTAAAAACAACAGGAAATTATAATATTCAGCTTCAATCTACCCTTGGTGGTGTTGTTGTTATAGGAAGCGATGCAGCTGATGATGCGGTAATTATTAGCGCAGTAGATCCTGCTGGTGGTATTACATTAGATGCAGGCCCAACACCAGGTGTAACGCTTTCAAATGGCACACAATCAGCACAAATATTAGTGGGAACTGGTGATCCTAATGGTGTTGTAACAGCTTTACAAGGATCTATATTCTTACGTACTGATGGTGGTGCAGGTACATCCTTATATACAAATACAAATGGAACAACCGGATGGTCGGCAGTATAAAATAAATGTTCCCCTTATCAAAACATATAAGGGGGACGCTTTCTTGGTAACGTCATAGGTAACGTTAAAATGAATATAAAGTAATGAATATTTATTGCAATAAAAAGGAGAATCATGAGTCAGTCTACAACAGTTAAATGGGATGCACTTCGATCACTTGCGTTTGGTGCAATTGGTGGTGCATATGCAGCCGTGGGAACACCTTTTCATGCCCCTGCACGTATTCTTATTATACAAAATCTTACCGATACATTATTAGTTGTATCTTTTGATGGAGTTACTGATAACTTAGCACTCCCTTCTGGCGGACAATTAATAGTAGATTATATGTCAGATCAAGCATCTTTTGTGGGATATTTTATGCAATCTGCTGGAACGCAGGTATACGTAAAAGATGGTGGTGTTGCACCAACCGCTGGTTCCTTTAATGTATCGCTTATTTATGGAAAGGGAGATTAATGTCACAACTGTCATCAACCATTCTTGGAGCACCGCCATTTTCCGGACCAGTATTAACATTAACAGGTGATATAGGTACGCCTGCAACCGTAACACCTTCTGCAGGTAATATAAATATATTCGGCGATCCTAATGGATTTATTATTGTTCAAGGAAATGTAACTCCCAATAACCATACGTTAACTATAAAATCTAACCAAGTAGTAGGAACTACTACTACCAATGATGCTACTCCAACGATAGTAGCTCCATTAATATTAGATCTTACAATGGGAAATAGTTCTGCATATTTAGTTCAAGTAATTATTTTATGCACTAGGTCTGATTACACCAAAGCCTCAAGTGGAAGTGGCGTAGTATCAGCAGTAACTGATGCATTTGGAATATCAAAAATTGTTGGTGGTCAAAATATTAATTTTTCACGATTTGATAGAACATTTATCCCTTCCGCACAATTTATTCTTACGGGAAATACACTACAAGTGGAAGTAACAGGACTTGCAGCAACTCAAATAAATTGGCTTGTAGTTCAGCAGCATATAATAATTTAAAAGGAATATATATGGCACAAATAGGATTTATATCGGAAGGTGATACGGTTTATACTTTTTTAGAAGGTACATCGGGATCTACTGCAGTTGGTGTTGATTCTGATGATGGTAATAAATATAAAATATCAACAAGCACAACTCTTACAACAACAAATAATCCATCGACAAACCCTAATATTATAATTGATCCAGCACCCGGAGGAAATGTAACAATCCTTCCTAACATACCTGCAGGCAAATTAGTCCTTAATAATGGTAATTTTGATATACCTGAAACAACATTGTTGACTAATGGAATAATATCAATGGATGGAAGTCCATTTCTCCATATTGGTGTTGGTGGAACTACAAAAGTAAGTACTTATCTTGGTATCAATTCAGGAGTAGGTGTTACTACTGCATCGAACAATACTGGTATTGGACAAGCATCATTAGTGGGAGTCACTTCAGGAAGTTATAATACTGCATTAGGAACAAGTGCTGGAAGTAACTTAACTACTGAATCAAGCAACATTTTAATCGATCACCCTGGTGTTTTTGGCGATAATAACACTATTCGTATTGGACAATTTGGTTCTGGAAATGGACAACAAAATAAATGCTACATAGCGGGAATTGCTGGAATTAATGTTGGATCAGTAGCAACAGTAGTTACCGAAAACTCCAATCAACTTGGTACAGCGACAATTACCGCAGGAGCTGGAATATCGGTAACACCGGGCGCAAATACAATAACTATTGCAGCTACATCAAGTGGTTCTCTAACATGGAATTATGTTAATGTTGCTGGACCAATAGCAATGGTAGCTAATAATGGATATATCAATGATACAGCATTTGTTAACACGTTTACTTTGCCTGCTACCGCTGCTATAGGTGATACATTTAGAGTAACACAAATTAATGCGGGTGGTTCATGGAGTATTTCTTACAATGCAGGACAAACCATAAAAATGGGTACTGCTACCACTACCGTAACAACAGGAAGTCTGGATTCAGCAGCAACTACCCAGGGAACCTGTGTGGAAATAATTTGTACCATTGCTGATACGGAGTTTCTCGTGATTAGCTCAATGGGCAGTGTAACCGTTATTTAAAAAGGAATAGTATGTCAACAGTTCAAAGCTCAACTGGCTCGCTCTCTCTAGCAACAGGAGATTTAAATCTCACTACACAAACAGGAACGATTACATTAGAAAGTGATAGCAGTTCTGCAACAGCAATTCAAATTAATACTCCTGATGCCGCAAGTGGTATGTCATTTACGTGTGCTGGATCAACAGGATTCAGTTTTAATGGAGTAAATGGTGGTTTTTCAATAAATACTGCAGGTCTTGGTGTTAATGATAGCGGTTCTACCAATATCACATCAACCAATAATTTCAATGCAACAGGTACAGGAAATGCTAATATAAAAGCACATAATGGAGTCTTAACACTAGAGGCAACGAATGGATCATCAGGATCTGATGTTGTAATCAATGCAGTCAATGGTGGATCTGCCGTAAATGTTGGAAGCGGTGGCTTTAGTATCAATACAAATGCAATTGTACCCGGTATTGTTTATAGTAATGGAACTCAATCTGCTCAAGTATTGGTTGGAGCAGGGGATCCTAATGGTGTAGTCAGCGCGTATCAAGGATCATTATTTATTAGAACAGATGGCTCAGCTAATAGTGTTTTATATTCAAATAATAATAATACTACCGGATGGACTGCAATTGCCACCGCATCAAGTTCACTTGCTAAATTTCAAGCATATCTTTCTAGTAATGCAAGTAATGTAACTGGTGATGGAACTGCATATACAGCAATTTTTGACACTACTACATTTAATATTGGCAGTGGTTATGATACCATGACGGGAGTATTTACCGCTCCTACTACTGGTAATTATTTATTTACATCAACCATATTACTGAATGGGGTTACCAGTTCATCCGTATTTACTGGTGGAAATATATCATTAATAACAACAAGTAATACGTATAACTTTGTAGGAAATCCTGGAAAATGGTATGAAAATTCAATAAATGATGCATCATTTTCGTTAACAACGCTCGCACCTATGTCGGCAGGAGACACGGCATCTATTCAAGTTACTGTTACGGGAAGTAGTAAAACTGTCAGTCTTGCTGGTAGTGCAAGTCCAAGTACTGTCTTTTCAGGAACGTTATTATCATAAAATAAGCCCGGAATTCCGGGCTTTATTTATTGAATCAATGGCTGATGATCAACTCGCTGCAATGTAGGAAGTGTATTATATTCTGCACCCCAAATATTTTGAGCAACTTCACCAATATTAGTGCACTGCGGAAACTGTAGAGCTCCCGCAGGAACTGCAAAAGGATTAAAGAGGGTGCTATCTATAGGCATTGAAAATGTTGTGTTAGAAAGCACTGTTATTGCTGCATATTTTTGATTGATTTCTGGCATACCAAAAGATGGTACTGCATGATCACCCGTAAATGCAGGAATATTTATACGAACAATATCACCCGTAAAATAGTTATGATCAAATGTTGTCGTTATTACCACAGGATTTGATTGAGAAATAACAGCAATTTGTCTCATTGCAGGCTGAAATTCTGGTTTTTGCTGTGCTCCACTATTTGGTGCAGGCATATACTTCCTTATCGATATTCAGCAGTTAATACAGATCCAGTTTCTGAAAGGTCAATACCATCGGTAAATTCTAAACTATGAAAGCCCATGCGTCTAACTTTTTGCCCTATACGTACTGATGCTTTTCCTGCAGGATCTTGTTCATATTGATGAACCGGATACCAACAATTTTTATTAAGATGAATCGCTACACCTAATGGTATTTCATACACTTCATTATCTTTAAACGTATAATGCTGTACCGGATCGCCTTTGAACTCTAAAAAGGGGAATGAAATTTCTCCGCCAGGAACTTCATAAAATTTAAAAATACCTTTTACCTTTTGACGATGTTTATCACGAAGGTAATCAAGTTTTGATTTGAAACTTTTTTCAGAAACAATTGTTTTTTCAGTCATTTTATCTACGTTAGTTTTTTCCATTTGTTCTCCTTTAAAATTTGTAGTCTCCTCCTAAAGGCGCCTTTAAGAGGAGAAATAAGTACTATAAATTACTGATTGTCAACTGAAAATGATGTTCCAGCTTTCCAATAAATAACATCACCATTTTCCCCAGCAGGACTCAATTTACCTGCTTGAAGAAGCATTCCGATTTCTGCAACATTTTCTACTGCATCACCAAGAGGACTAACACCAGCAAAATTAGCTTCTGCGGTATTTTCTCCTACTGGAACACATTGAGCTGGAGTGAATGCAACATCTGCTGTTAATGGGAATGCAAATGCCGTAAATCCACTTGTATCAATATCAACAGTAACGGTGTTTAGCGCTAGATCAACAGCTAACACAGTACCAATCAAGTTATTAATTTCAGTCATTCCATAAGCAACTGCAGTAACTACAGGAATCTTGAAACGAATTTCTTGACCAACAGTAAAGTTATGAGGTGCAGAGAACTTAACAACTGCTTGTTGTGCTTGAGTAATGCTAGTAATCACACGTTGGCGAGGCACATAGATACCTTCATTGCTAATCTTATAGAATCGAGAACTAGCGTTAGCAGGATTTGCGGCAACTACTTGAGCCATCCATGAAAGATCAAAGGTATTTGCGTCCCGATATGTTACTCTAAAATCAATACCGTCAAGCTGCAAAGCGCCAGTCGTTGAAACTAATCTGACGATATCACCAGTGATTAACCCATGACCAACAGAAGTAACACGTGGAGGATTATCATGAGAAATAGCAGTCACTGCTGCAGCAGATCGAGTATTTACTGCAAGAGATGTATCTTGATAATAAAAACCAGTTCCTGCAGCAAGTTGATCCATTATAGGAACGGCAGGGTTAGAATATGCAAATCCTCGGCCCTGAGGCATTCCTACTTGCCAGAAAAATTGATATCCAGCACCAATATCAGCACCAGCAGCAGCTTTTGTTGCATTGAATACTTCAATCCAATCAACACCGCCTCGTAAACTAATAAGTTTTGCAGTTTCATCTGAGGTAAAACTACCTTGGTAAATTATTGTATTATCCATAAGATTACCCCTTAGAATATGTTAGTTGTTGAGGTGCAACGCATATTAATAATCCACGCATCATTAGTAATACGAGGAACTTCAGCAAATTTATATCCTACAGAAGCATTTAATGCTAATGCACA